ACCGTTACGCCGGCCTGCTTGGCGATCGCATCGATGACCGTGCCGCCGATCTCACCGGCGACGCCACCCAACTGCTGTTCAAGGACAGTTTTAACCGTAGAAGCGCCGACGCGCAGCGCAGCGCCGATCAGGATAGATGCAAGCGCACTCATGCTGACACCTCATTGTAGGCCTGAACACGAGCATCAGCGGCGCGCTTCTTGGCAATGAAGATAACGGTTGCGACGGCACCGGCCGCCACTATGGCGACGAGGAGCCAGACGGTTGTTGCGTCCGCTACGGAGGAAGGCTCGACAACGGGGGCAGCCGCTGGCGCCGATGCCGCCGTGGCGCTGGTGGTGGCGGCCTTTTTCGCAGAGCTGGCCTGCTTCTCAGACGCCACAGCTTCAACCTGCGCCTTTTCACGTATCTGCGGCGCCGAAAGCCCCATCGCTGCGAGCGCCATGGCAACGCCCCGCGCTTCGATATCAGCGACACGACGCCCCCAGCCCTTGCCGAAGGTTTTCCAGATTTTCAGAGATTGCATGAAGGAAAGCCGAGCGCGGCAGATTTTCTTCACCGTCTCACTGTGATCGTTGCTGCCGGCGGATGCGAGCAACCATTTCCGGCCACGGGAGACGCCGGAGTTTACCGACGCGTCGTGTACAGCCAGGTCAACACCGGGAAATAGCTTGTCAGCTCCGCAGGCGAGCCAGAATTCGCTGCGGTAGAACGCGAGGGCTTGCGCCTTGGTGACGTTGCGCACCGGCGTCCGCTTGACCTTCAGTTTGTCTTGATACTCGTGCCAGCGGGTTTCGGTGATGCCGTACATCGTTTTGCCGCCGGGATCAGCTGGATGGTCACTCCATCCGCCTTCCCACTTCGCCGTGATGGCTTGGCAAATCTCGAATCTGTCAGTCATGGGTGCGCTCCAAAATCAGGGGCCGCACTCATGCGCTAGCGATGTGTTTCAATATCATGCGGGAGTTATTGCAACAATCCGCCAAATCCAGTATTTAGAGAGCAGATGCGCATGAGTGCTGTTTGATCCTGAACCGGAGACATCACTCATGACCAAGACTGTGGTTGCCTTTGGCGATCCGAAAGCGCAGAAAAAGTGGTCTGGCGCGCTCTTCATCGACATCACCAAGAAAAGCTATTTCGACAAGAAGTTCATCGGCACTTCTGACGAATATGCGATCCAGCGTCTGACCGACCTCGAGTCGGAAGCGGGCGACACGATTACCTTCGATTTGTCGGTGCAGCTCCGCAACCGCCCGACCTATGGCGACCAGCGCCTCGAGGGCAAGGAAGAAAGCCTTCGCTTCTTCTCTGACCAGATCAAGATCGACCAGATGCGTCACGGCGTTTCCGCCGGCGGCAAGATGAGCCGCAAGCGCACCGCGCACAACATGCGCCAGGTCGGCAAGAACCGCCTGTCCGATTACTGGGCGAAGTTCAACGACCAGATGATCTTCATCTACATGTCCGGCGCACGCGGCATCAATGAAGACTTCATCGAAACGACGGCATGGGCCGGCCACGCCGAAAACCCGATCGAAGCGCCCGACGCGGATCACATCCTCTACGGTGGCGATGCGACGTCGAAAGCGACCATCGACACGGCGGACATCATGTCCCGCTCCGTAATCGAGCGCGCACAGACCAAGGCCCGCATGATGTCGGCCAAGGATCCGAAGAACGCCAACATGATGCCCATCATGATCAATGGCGAAGCGCACTACGTCTGCGTCATGAATCCGTTCCAGGAACACGACCTGCGCAACAAGGATCAGGGCGGCTGGCTGGAAATCCAGAAAGCGGCAGCGACCGCCGAAGGCCGCAATAACCCGATCTTCAAGGGTGGCCTCGGCATGATCAACAACACGGTCCTGCACAGCCACGAATGGGCGATCCGCTTCGCCGACTATGGCGCCGGCTCGGACGTCGCCGCAGGTCGCGCCTTGTTCATGGGACGTCAGGGCGGCGTGATCGCCTTCGGTTCGGCTGGTGGCTTCCGCTACACATGGACCGAAGAGACCAAGGACCACGGCAATGAGCCGGTCGTTGCATCCGGCGTCATCGCCGGCGTCAAGAAGACGCGCTTCAACAACCGCGACTATGGCGTGATCTCGATCGACACCGCGTCGAAAGACCCCAACGCATGATGACCTGCCCGGGGCTCGCCCCGGGCTTTTCCAGTTTCGCCACTGCGGCCCGAACTCCAAAGGAACACGCTCATGACGCTCATTCTGAGCAAATATGCCAAAGGGACCGAACCCCTTTCCTACCCGTCCACGGCTGGCGAAGCTGTTGCCATCCGCTTCTCGCACCAGCTCGCCGCAGCGCCCGCCGCTGGCGACATTCTGGAGCTGGCCTGCATCCCGTCGAACTGCCGCGTCGCCGATATCATTCTCGACATGGACGATCTCGACAGCAACGGTGCTCCGGCCATCATCGCCGACGTTGGCATCATGAGCGGCGATTTCGGCAAGGAAGACAATGCCCGCACCTGCGGCGCGGAGTTCTTCTCCGGCTCCAATCTGGCGCAGGCCGGCGGCGTCGCCCGTCCGACACTCAAGACCGCGTACCGCACCACCGCATCGAATGTTGATCGCGGCATCGGCGTGAAATTCACCACGGCTGCGGCCACCTTCCAGGCCGGTGCAATCGGCCTGACCGTCATCCTCACCAGCGAGTAAGCCCCTCAAGGCTGGGTGTGACAAGGGGCTGCCAAGCCCCTTTTTCTTTCAAGGAGTGGACTATGAAGACTGTCATTGAATGCACGCTGGGCGCGACGGAACAGACGATAGGCGGAATCACCTATAGCTTCGACCGCGACGCGCATGGCCGGTTCGTCAACGAAGTGAACAGCGTCCTGCATCGCTCGATCTTCCTCAACATCGTTCACTACCGCGAGGTGCCGCTCGATCCGCCGCCGCCCGACGACGAAATCCCCGCATTCCTGTCTGGTCAGGGTGGAGAAGGTGGTGGCGCTGGCGAGGGAGAAGGCACCGGCGACAATGACGGCGATGGCGATCCTGACGATGATGACGGCTCCAACTCTGAGGGAGAAGGCACCGGCGAAGGTGAAGGCGCTGGATCCGAGAACGCGCCGGAATCCTCTGACGCTGACCAGACCCCCAGCGAAACGACCGAGCAGGCCGAGCAGGCACCTGTAGCCCCGACCGCCAAAAAGGCCACCAGCAAGAGCAAGTAAGCCATGCCGAAGGCAAGTGAAGTGATGAAGCGCGCCAGCGTCCTCTTGTTGGACGAAGACAATGTTCGCTGGCCGCTTTCCGAGCTTGCCGACTGTATCAATGACGCGGTCAAGGCTATTATCCTTGCCAAGCCCTCGGCATCGGCAAAGACTGCGCAGTTCTCGCTCGAGCAGGGCACCTATCAGAAGATCCCCGAAACGCTCGATAGCGTCACGCCGCTCCAGCTCCTCGGCGTGAACCGGAACATCATCGACACAGTGAAGAACCTCGGCGGCCGCGCGGTCCGCACCGCGGCGCGGGCCATGCTCGATTCGCACGAGCCGAACTGGCACAATCCCGCCTATGTCCCCTTCACCAAGGAAGTGCGCCAGGTCATCTTCGACGAAAACGTGCCGCTGGAATTCTCCTGCTACCCGGGCAACGATGGCAATGGCGTGGTCGAAATCGCAATTTCTTACCTGCCAGCCAAGGTGACGCCGATCCCGAACAAGGATGTGGAGAAACTCGAAGCGTGGGACGTCGAAATTGGACTTCCGGAGCCCTACACGGTCCCGCTGATCGATTATGCGCTGTTCAAGGCCTTCTCCAAGGATGACATCGCAGGCGATCCGACCAAGGCCATGACGCATTACCAGACCTTCGCCACCGCCCTCGGCATCAAGGTGCAGGGCGAGGCCGCCTCCAATCCGAACAGGAGGCGGTGATGCGCGACATCGACGACATGCTGCCCCACGTCCTGCCCTATGTCCCGAACTGCGCCGATCTGACCGCCTACCGCTGCATCCGCGAGGCTGCGCGCGAGGTCTGTGAGAAGGCCGACATCTGGCGCGAGAAAGACACGATCGAAATCACCGACATCGATGGCGAGTGTCTCAGCACCTTTGGCGATGCCGAGATCAAGAAAATACAGGCCGCCAAGCTTAACGGCGTGCCCCTCACCCCGCAGTCAGCGGCGTGGCTCGATGAAAACCACCCGGGTTGGGACGGTGACAACGAGAACGAAGCGCCGGCGCGTTTCATCACACAGATCACGCCTGGCAAAATCATGGTCGCGCCGCGGGCCACCGGAACCCTTTCTGTTCGCCTCGTGCTGAAACCTTCGCTCCGGGCGATGACGCTCCCCGATTTCATGCTCGAGAAGTATGCGACGGAGATTGGCATGGGCGCGGCCGGTAAAGCCCTGATGCTCCCGAACGACGATGGCGGCGCAAACCCTGCGAACGCTACCGCCCTCCTCACCGAATTCAGCCGGTTCCTCGACAGGCTGCCAATGATCGTTGCCAAGGGCCAGCAGAGCGCGCGCCCGAGAACGAAAGCGAGCTTTTACTGATGCCAGCCAGCACCTATGCCGCAAACGCCATCCTGAACCATTTTCTGCGCGGAGTTGCCGCGGTGGCGCCAGCGCGGCTCTATGTCTCGCTACACACCGCCGACCCGGGCAACAATGGAGTGTCGGAGGTGGCTACGGCGGCATGGCCGGCATATACGCGCCTCGACGCAGCGTTGGGCGGCGCTGTGGCCACGGGATTCACCGCGGCAGCCGGGAAAGCGTGCACCAACGCCAAGGAACTGCTCTACCCGCCCCACAACGGCGTAGCGCCGATCACGATTACGCACTTCGCGATCTGGACCGATCCTCTTGCGGGCGAGATGGTGTTTCAAGGTGCCCTCACCGCGCCAAAAACGCTCAATCCGACCGATGAGTGCATCATCCACGCTAATGACCTCGATATCGAGGTGGACTGATGGAGAGCCGCGGCACGACCAATGGAGCAGAGGTTAATGCCTTCGCGGTCAATACCGGAAATTTCGTTGTTGATGTGGCGGGAGAGGCGCAGACCGTCATGGTTCCCTCGCTCTCTCTAACCCGTCGAATCACTGCGGGTTGCGCCGCTGTTGTTGCTATAGGTGGTTCGATGCTGCTGACGGCCCGCCGGCGGGCTGTGGCATCCGCGCAGTTCGCCGTTGATGGGGCTGTTTTCGTCGCGCGTCGCGTAGCTCCCGAGGCCGCGGCAACGGTCGCGGTCACCGCCGGCACGATATTGGTTAGGCGCGTCACAGCCTTGTCGTCGACAAAAATCACGATCAACGGCACAGCCTTCCTGTCGTGGCGATACCTTCGTCGTGCGACGCAGGACCGGATCATGCGGGTTCAGCCCGCACGCGCATTAGTCGTTGCACCCGAGCTGCGCCGCTTCATCGTGCCGCGCGAGATATCGGTGATGCGGCTGCCTCGAGACCGGGAAGTGATGCCATGACCGATCGGATGGTAAAAAAACCGGCTGATGTGCTCGATTACGACGTCGATTTTGCTCGATGGCTGCCATCGCCGGATCGGTTATCCGGAGCAACATCCACCATCGCAAATTCAACAGCTATCGTCGATCGCACCGAATACACGGACACCAACGCCAAGGTCTGGATATCCGGTGGAGCGCTGGGCGAAACCGCGAATGTGACGGTAACGGCCACGACGCTGGAAGGTCGAACCAAACAGTTCAGCTTCAATCTGAAAATCAAGGAGTGCCATTGATGGTGGTCAAACTTGCCAATAATGCAGTTTCATCACTGGCAGCATCGATCACTGCTGGCGACACGTCACTTTCGATCCAAGTCGCTGACGCAGGGAGATTCCCCGTTTTAGCGGAAGGACAGTGGCACCCAGCAACCATTATCGATGCTGCGGGTAACATGGAGTTGGTGAAGGTCACCGCGAGAGACGGCGCGGCTCTTACCATCGTACGTGCTCAGGAAGGGACCACGGCAAAGGCGTTCGCCTCTGGTGCGCGTATCGACGTTCGGTTTACTGCGGCCGTTTTAGCCGCGTTGGGATCGGTTGCATTTACCGGACAATATGCCGATCTCCTTGGCTTACCGAATCTGGGTACAGCGTCCGATAAAGACGTTGGTTTTTTCGCGACTGCGGCTCAGGGCCAGAAGGCAGACGAAGCCGCGCCTGCTTCAGCTCTACTCGATCCCTGGGCGTTTCAACCTGTTGGGACCCTGCTTGCATGCGACGCAGGTTGGGGCGGCTTCGTGCATCCTCCGAGAGACAAAGAGTATCGATATTTGCTGCTTTCAGCCGGCCAACGTGGT